GAGCACTGAAAGCCGCGCCGTCATCACTGTCCTGTAGAGACAGGCCTGTTGCCCCAGTAACAGATGGTTCAACCGAAACCACGATTCGTAGAGCCTCGCCAGGCCCAGGTTTCAGCGCAGCCGTATTAAGATCCGTCGGAGTTCCATCAACCGGCAGATTATCGGCAAACATTGCATGAGCATCAAAAATCATTATACTACCTCCGCCTCGTTTTCAAGGATTGCATCGCAATTCCGAATCGGAACGCCACGGAAAGCCGGTACTTCTTTCCCGAAGACCTGAGTGATACCCAGGGCTGCGTTGGACTTTTCTACGGCAGCGATATCCAGCATTGCAGAAAGAGCAGCAGAGCAGTAGAATACTCCACGGCCTTTGTTTTTGTTCGGTACAGCATACCGGGCTTTGATCATAGCCTGATACAGGGCTTTCTGAGCAGTACCATCATCAATCTGATTCAAATCAATATTACAGATCCTTACGATATACCGCCAATCTTTAACTCCCAGACCGAAATCCCACTGATAGTGAGTCCGATAGCCCTGGTACTTGCCGCCATTAAGATCGAAGAGAGTTACCTCACCAAGATCCTGCTGGCTAAGACCAGCTTTGGAGCCCTTGGGATACAAGCCAAACACAGTCTGATCACCCCATACAATATACCACATGGAAGTCAGAGCGTTGCCAGAGCCTCCCAAAGATACCACGTTCTTCAGGTGGTCAGAGGGAGTTACTGCCTCAGGCTTATCAGACAGATCCAGGGAATCATACCGAGGAGCTATCCCAAGAAACCGCTCAGGATGAACTGAAGTATCGCCGTAAAAGATGGTAGTAGCCATCTCATTGGACATACCCTCAATGTGAGGAGTATCCTCAGACAGGCGAAACTCGGCAGAGTTACCATTAAGATCAGCCAGCTTTTTGTCGACCTCGGCATAGTCTTCAAGCATACCGATAGATTCATCAACCTGCTGGGTCATGGACACGGTAGCACGGACACCATAGTTGAGTTTACGCCATGTTGGGATGGGAATATCAGTCCGTACGGTCATACGATGACCTACCGGCAGATTACCCTTAACCATGGGAATATCTTCAATGATCGGGTTGGTCTGAGCCAGGAGCTCTGCGATATCCGCAATAGTTCCATCCGGATCCAGTCGTTTTGTAACCGTGACTAGATTGGGAACCTCGCCCGGTCGAATAGGTTCAAATGCCATTGTCAATCTCCTTTAGACATAGACGGATACATTTTCTCCGCCATAGATTTCTTTGTAGGAGTTGTTGCAGGGCCATCTACAAACTTGCCCTCTCCTAAAGCTTCACCAATAGCTGCAAACATCTGAAGTACTGCTGGGTGATTGCCGTAGCCGGAAGTTTTAAGTAGCTCTTTAACATGCCCTGTGACGTCAAACTGATTTAAGGCTTGTTTAGCTACTCCCAATTTTGTTTGTGCTTGGTCTCCCCACTCTTCAAGCTGTTTCTTACCCAGGTTCTCCAGCTGCTGTAACGTTCCCTGCTGAATAGTACTGATGGCTTCCTGATATTTACCCAGTGCAGCCTTAAACTGGGTATCAGTAAAACCTTCCTTAGCAGCCCATTGTTTGAGCTCCTTAGGTACTTCTTCAGGAACGGTATAGGAATCAGGATCGATCGACTCCTCAGTTGAACCTGCGTCTGTGCTGGACGTTTCAGTCTGTGTAGTCTCAGGCTGCGCAGTTTCGGTCGTTGTCGTTTCGGTACCTGTTTCAGTTGTTTCAGTTGTTTCCGTGGTTTCCTCGGAAGCTGCCGTTTCTGTGCCGGTGATAGCAGTCTCTTCAGTCATTATTCACTCCCTGTTTTTCTAAAATTAGTTTCGGATAAAGTGTCGGATCAGCATCCTCCAAAAGTTTGAGAATATCAAGGCCGATATCACGCTGGCCTTCTAAGTAAAACGTCTGCGAATTGCCAGTAAAAGCACTTGAATAAATTGGGCACAGATCCAGGATATACCAAATCATCTCTCGCCCCTGGTGAGTACTCATAACTGCCTTAACATTCTCTAACAGTATCTCATACTCAACCTGATCTTTTGACTTTTTCTTTTTAGCCATTACATTAACCCAGAATCAATTGCTTTTGCCTGCCCATCAATTAAAGCCGAACCAGCCTCAGCCTGTGTCTTCTGGGCTGTAGCCTGTTCCGTACTCAATTGACTATTAAGAGCTGCCTGCTGAGCAGCTTCCTGTTTCGCCCGCTCTTGAGCCATAGCTTGAGCTCGTTTCTCACGAATAGCTTTAACATCGTCTTCAGGCCTCAGAATACCCATGCGAACACCCGTAATATCTGCATAATCTCTTGCAGCTGCATCAGTATCCACATTATCCATGATCTCCTGGTCAAATTGAGCTGCTTGACCCAGGAATGCCAAGAAGGAGTTGATTCCCTGAAGAGCGACCATACGCTGAGCAGTAGCCAATGGGCTGACTAAGGTAATTTCGTAGTCTCCCACCATCTCTTGCAATTCAGGAGATAGGGGCGGAAATTTACCTGCTCTAAGCATAATATTAAAACACCGTTCGATAATAGGACGTAAAAACTCATGCTGTAACCTCTCCACGATCGGTCCCAAACGCAGCATTCTTTCTTGTTCACGCGCAGTTACCTCAGTTGCTTTGTAAGGTGATGCATTTGGATCACGGGATCCAGTAAGAAATACATCGTTATAAAAACATTTCTGAATCCGCTGCTCAACTCGTGCAAGAACTGCCTCAGCTTTTCCTATATCAAACTGCATTTGATAGATAGGAACTACCTGTTCTGAGGGATTGGCATACCAATTTTTAGCTCCAGGCAGAGTACTAAGCTTCCCTTTCATACGACCAGGAGCATTAACAGGCGGATCAACCATTTTATGTGTAGCCATTAAAATGGATTTTTCCATCTCCTGCAGCCGTTTTATATCGGGTACAGCTCGTACACCAGGTCCTAGAGCATATGCTGTCCTACAAATCTCAGACCATCTTGCTGTGGCATAAGGATGTTCATAGAAATGATCGACTTCAAGGGGTTGATCATGTCGTCCTGTGTCTGACCGGGATTCATCAGAAAGGAGAAAAAAGTATCGAGTATAGGAAAACTGCCGTTGTTTTTCTTTTAAGACAACTTCCAGGACGACTTGATCAACCTTATCAATGCCAGATTGTTTAGCTTTTACCCTGCCAACCATCTCTTTTGGAACGCCCTGAGGAAACTTAGCAACAATTTGTCGCTGTGACAGGTACAATGTTCTGTAATAAGTCTCAGTTACCCCAGTTTTACCATAAGATAATGCGTACTCACCCGCTGTAAGAGCCTCAAAATGAAAGGCCGCGTCACTTGCTGGGTCCAATGCCCCAACAAACATACTAGCCATACCAAAACCACCAAGCTCAATATAACAGCTATCGATGGTAGAATAGAAGTTGCTTTTGTGATATTCCTTGTGCATGAGGTCTTCACAAATCTGCAACCACGTTTTCAACTGCTCTTGTTTGTTGATATTGTCATCAATCCAGGTGAGTTTAAACCATGGGCGAGACGGCGATGTTAAAGCCCCGTGCATCCCAGAGGTCATAATGTACAAGGCATCCTCAGCCATTGCATTAACAACCGCAGCTGAAGTGAGCTTTTTATGCCTGGGCACCGCTAATCGAGAGAAAGTTCCTCGGGCGGGTAAGAGAAAGCGAGATACTTTCTTCCACTCAACTTCATAATCCTGCCGTTCATCTAGGGATTCCTGGTACATAGCCAGGGCTTTTTCTCTCGTTAAAGGCATAATTAAGCTCCGACCTTAGGCACCGGAGAAGAGGTGGTCGACTCTTCTTCATCCAATAATGGGCTGGAATGCACAGTGGCGGCTCGCCCATACTGTTTCTTGGTTTGTGCCGCATAATCTGCACGGGCTTTATTCCGTAACTTGGAATATTCTTCAGCCCAATCTCTGTTTATTGGCTTCTTAATTTCAGGGAGAGGCCGAGAAGGCGGAGCCGGTGGAATATATGCCGAAGCTCCCGCTTCTGCCCCACCTCCACTCATCGCCGCCATCATCTGCATCATCATCGCCATCTGCTCCATATCATTATTACTCGGCTGAGTAGTAGTTGTAATTGGAGGCGGAGCTGTTGCCGATCCTTTACCACCCATGATTAATACATTCTGAGCCAAGGTATCGTCTTCAGCCAACAGATTAACTGGTTTCTTAGTCGGTGCCATCCCTCCAGAAGACCCGGTTCTTGTTGGCGTATTATCCACCATATCAGCGGGCTTTTCACCTCGAACTGCGATCCAATCCTCAAAACCTTCAGGATTACCCCATTGACCCATGAGATCCTGCAAGGTTGTCTGGTCTGTTTCCGACCATACCGAGGCAAAGTAGTTGTTAATTCTGCTTTGCTTCTCTTCATCACTCAGGTTATAATCGATACCCAGGAGATCTGCATTAGCTTTCTGCTGTGCTACCTGCTCATTCACATAGTCAATGGCTGTATTAGCTGCATCCATATACCGACCATACCAATCATCTCGCTCAGCTTCACCAGCCAAAGCTTTAGACCATGTATCATACCAGTCAGTATCATCACTGGTAACAATACCCATGTATTGATCTACAGCAGATGTTCGATCCTCCTGCATACCCGTCCAGTCTTCCTCAGTTATGGGCTTCCAGGCACCACTGAGATCATCATAAGACTGACCAGGATCCCAAGCATAGCCATAATCAGAAGTATCGTAACCGAGGCCCTTAAGAGCCTCGGTAACATCCTTGTATTTTGCACTCGGGTTAGCCAAGATATTTTGATAGGATGCACGTCTTGCCATCTCCTCTGCCTGCCTAGCAGCCTCTTGCTGGGACTCCATAAGGCCTCCCAACATTTCCTGATACATATTAC